ATGTTCTGCGGCGACGTAGTTCTGAACGCCGCGAACAGCTACACGGAAGAGGTCGAATTCGAGACGACGCGCTCCGACTGGAGCGGCGAAGTGAATATCACGGTCTGGGCGAAGACCGGGACGCTCACGCTCGGATTCGGCGAAGAGGCGATCACGGTGCCGGTGGATTCGTTCTCCGGCTACTCGGGGGTCCTGAACGCGAGGGCCATACCGGGAATCACGCTGACGAGCACGACCGACGCAACGGCGCGGGTGCTCGTCGAACTTTTGTAAAGGGGGAAGAAATATGCGACTTGGACTGACCACAACGACCATCGGCGACGAGTCGTCCATCTGGGACAGCGCCCATCGCCGGTTTCTGACGGGCGGAATCACCATCGATTACACGTCCGTGACCGCGGTGAACGGGGAACGACTCCTGAACGCCGGGCAGGTTATGGGAAAGGACGGAAGCACCGGGAAGTACAAGCCGCTCACCGACAAGGTGGCGGCGAGTAAGGAAACCGGGGTTGTTGCGGACAACAACCGGATCAAATGGACTGCGAAGACGAAGGGAACCATCGGCAATGCGATCAAGGTCGCGCTCGTCGATCCGTCCGCGAACAGCGCGGCGCTTGCCGTATCTGTGCTCGGCGACACGATTTCCGTTTCTCTGGCGACGGGGAGCACCGGGACGATCACGAGTACTGCGCTTGAGGTCATCGCGGCAGTCAATGCGCACCTCGTCGCGAAGGACTTGGTTCTTGCGGCTGGCGTCACCGGGTCGACCGGAGCGGCAGCCGTGGCAGCCGTGGCTGCAACCGCGCTTGCCGGCGGGACCGACTGGAACGTCACCCCGAGCTGCATGCTCGCGGAAAACGTCGATTGCACCGACGGCGACATCTGCGCTTCGGCGGTCGATCAGGCCCGCGTCAGGGCCGCAAGGCTCCCGGCTGTCATTCAGGACGAAGTCAAGGCCGTCCTGACCGGAATCACGATCGTGTAAGGGAAGGAGAGAAAACAATATGGCGAGTGTCAACCAAGTCCGGCAGCTGCTGGACTTTTTTGATGTCAAGACCACGCTGTCGTATGTCCGGGCGAAACAGCCCCAGGACTACATCGGGCCGACGCTGTTCCCGATGCGGAATGTCAATACGCTCGACATCGAGTATTTCAAGTCGTCCAACAAGCTGCCCGTCATGGCGACGGTGCAGGCGTTCGGCGCGGAAACGCCCATCGCTTCCCGCGAGGGCTTCCAGAAGGTCGAGGGGTCCATTCCCGCGATCAAACGGAAGATCAATCTCGACGAACGGTACCTGATCGCGCTCCGTCGCGAGGGAATCGGGGATATGGACATCGTCCGGAACGAGGTCTTCAACGATCTCGACCGGATGACGGCGAGCGTTCACGCCCGCATCGAGGGCCTGTGCATCGAAGCGCTGTCCACCGGCAAGCTCACGCTCTCCGAGAACGGAGTCATCCTGAACGTGGACTACGGCGTCGATTCGGAGCACAAGGATACGCTGGAAAGCACCGAACTTTGGAGCGCGGCGAGCACCGCTACGCCGGTGGACGACATCACCACGTGGACGGAAAAGATCGTCGACGACACCGGCATTCGGCCGACACGGGCGCTCACGAGCAACACAGTTATTGCGGCGCTTCTCAAGTCACAGCAAATCCGGGAGATGATCTACGGTGAATCCGGATCGACGCGCATGCTCACTCTCGCGCAGGTCAACAACCTGCTCGCGCAGATGGACCTGCCTCAGATCGCGCAGTACAACCAGAAATACAGGATCGAAGCGGCGGCCGGAACGTACACAACGACGCGGTTCCTCGACGATTCGCTGTTCCTTCTCCTCCCGCCCGACGCACTTGGGGAAACGCTTATGGGGCCGACGGCGGAAGCGCTCATGAGCGACGCGGGGCTTTCCGCTACGGAAATGAGCGGTCTTTTCTCGACCGTGACGAGCGAGGACGATCCTCCCGCGATCTGGACGAAGGTCGCATGCACTGCGATCCCGACCTTCCCGATGGCGGACGCCGTTTTCATCGCGACGGTGCTGTCGTAGGAAGAACCCCATGCGCCTGCAACTGACCGGCTACACCCGGAGCGGCGATGGCCGTCACTGCCCCGGAGATGTAGTCGAACGAAACGAAGAGGACGGGCGGCGCCTGATACGTTTGGGCGTCGCCTTTCTTTTGCCCGAACCGGAGCCGGGATCGGTTCCGGCTCCGGCGGGAGCATCGGAGGTGACCCCGAATGACGACGACGCCGACAGCGGCGGGAGCAAACGAGTATCACGCCGCCCGGCTCGGAAAAGAAGCGTGGGAGGCGCAACCCGAAGAAAAACGGCAAAGAGCGCTGACAACGGCCATTGACGACATGAGCGGATACGCGTCGTCGTCCGGATACGAACATGCCGTGTACGAGCAGGCGCTCTGGTTGATCGGCGACGAGGCGGAACTCGCGCGGAACGGGATCGAGTCCGTGAAAATCGGGGACATTTCGAAGGATTACGACCGGGGGAAGCGCCCGGCGAACGTCGCGCCGAAAGCGTGGACGCTCGTATCCGGCGCGGGCGGCGCGGTGAAGTGCGGGAGCATCAGGACGCGCCCGCATCCGCATCGCGGCATGGGGAGGTATTTCCCATGGGGCTTGTAGATTCGTTCCTCGCGCAGGAATGCGTCTGGTCCATCCCGACGGGGTACGCGGTCGACGGGACTCCGGTTCTCGAATCGTCCGGACCGATTCCGTGCCGGTGGGTGCGCAAGTCGCGGCAGACGACGGACAAGGCCGGAAACATCGTCGTCACCGAGTACGACGTTCTCGTGAACGTCGCGGTGAATATCGGCGACAGATTTGCGAACGACGGCGTAACCGTGGAAGTCGTTTCGCTCAACGACTATGTGGGTTTCTCCGGCTCCCTTGAGGGGGTGCGGGCGTCGTGTCGAAGGCTACCGTAGTCGAACTCTCCTGGGACAAAAACGCGGAAGACGAACTCGTCGATGTCGTCATGGAAATGCTCTGGCATGTCGGGCAGGAAACGCTACGGATAGCGCAGAACAACATCCCACTCGAAACCGGAACGCTCCGGCGCTCCGGGACCGTCACCATCGGCGATCTGCCGGACGCGGAAAAGGTGTTTCTCGACGCGTTCGGAATGCCGAAGGACGGCGTGGTCGGGAAGTGGCAGAGGGACCGCTTCAAAAACTCCCGCTTCGGCGAAGCGACGTCGGTCTACGTGTCCTACAGCACCCCGTACGCGCTTTGGCTCCATGAGAATCTGAAATGGAAGCCGCGCGACTGGAAATACTCCTATCACAAGCGCAAGAACGTCGCGCAGGGCTACGTCCGGCAAACGAAGCGCTGGGGATTCGAGGGGATGTACTACAAGCGCGTCCCGAAGCCCGCGGTCGGCGGTCCCAAGTGGCTGTCCAACGCGCTGCCCATCGCATGGGCGAAGCGGTTCCAGTTCCTTGAATACGTGAAGCAGAAGAGGGGGATCAAATGAGAACCCTCGTGAAGGCGATCCATCAGATGATTGCGGATTCCGGGCTCGACAATGTTTTCATGCTCGACGCTCCGGAAATGGACGAATGCACGGCAGTCATCCCCTACGCGAGCACTCCCTATTCGGACATCCCGATATCGGACGAATCGTTTCAGATCGCATCGCGGGCGAAGACCTACGAGTCGGTCATGTCCCGTTCGTGGCGGGCGCTTCATGCGCTCACGCCGGATGTTCTGCCCGCGCATATGCGTTCCGGAGTCCAGTACGTTTTGTCGCTGCGCCCGATCCAGACGCCCACGTATATCGGGAAGGACGGATCGGGACGGCACGAAGCGGTTTTCAACGTCGACGTTACCGCCAGTTGGGCGGAGAAAGGCAGGATATAGATGAGCGCAGGCAACATCAAATACATGAGCATCGGCCCGTGTCACGTGCTCTTCGGAACATCCGGGTCGGAAGTCGATCTCGGATGGACCCAGGGGAACGTGAAGGTCGGAGTCGACACGCAGCTCACGGAAATAGAGGTCGATCAGGAAACGGATCCGGTCATGGTGAACATCACCAAGCGGCCGGTTTCCGTCACGTGCCCGTTCGCGCATTACACGCTGGAGCTTCTGAATCTCGCGCTCCCCGGCTCGACGCTCTTCACGAACAAGGCGACGCTGACGACAAATCTCACCGGGGAAAACAACGACCTCGTCTTCACGGCGAAGACGGGAGGCGCCCGCATCGGTCCCGGGAACGACATCGCTGTCCGGTATATCAATCCGGGCGCAACCACCGTGGCGTGCACCGTCGCCGTATCGGAACTCACGGACGCGCTCAAGACGCAGGAGATCGCCGTTACGCTCAAGCACGACGGGACGGACATCACGGCGCTTGCGAGCGACGTCAAGGCGGCTATCGAAAACAGCGCGGCCGCGGCCGCCCTTGTCACCGTGGCCTACGCCGGTTCTGATACCGGCGCCGGGGTTGTCACGGCGATGGCAAGCACGAATCTCACCGGAGGGAAACAGAAGCTCGCCGTCACTTCCGCGGCGAACGAACGGCTTACGGATTACGCGAAGAGCCTGAAGCTCCATCCGACCGACCGGGATGACGACGATCATTCGATGGACTTGTGGTTCCCGAGCGCGGTGGCGGTCGGCAAGCTGGAACTGACGTACGAAAAGGTCAATCCGAAACTGATCAGCATCGAATTCCGACCGTTCCCCGGCAGCGACGGAAGAACATGGATCGCCGGAGATCCGACCACGACGGAGGTATAGGCATATGGCCACTCTCAAACTGGATGCGTTCATCGACCCTGTGCGGACTGTTGAGTTCGGCGGGGTCGATTACGTTGTGAAGGAGATTTGTCTCGCCGATCAGTTGCGGCTGCACGAAGCATCGAAACGGCCGGATCTGGACGAACTGGTGTTCGCCCGGGATTGCATCAGAACGTATCTGCCCGGAATGACGGAAGAGGTTGTCGGGCGGCTGTCCCTGTCGCAGATCGGCATTCTGCAGAACTTCCTTCTGTTCGGGACGGAGCCGGGACAAGAGGAACCGACCGAAAAAAACTGATCGACGGGGACTCTGACGACGACGGAGCCCCCGTCGATATCGATTGCATGATAGGCCGCGTCTGCTACGCATACAAGCTGTCCCCGGCCGAAGTGCTCTCGATGCCTCAAAAACAGGTGGCGTACCTCTCGGCGCACGTTGCCGAATACCGCGAGGAAGAGGCGGCGATGCTCGCGTACGCCGTCGGAAGGATGCTGTTCGGCGATGGCAAGGCTGACGAAGACGAAGAACTTGAGCGTCCGGATACGCCGGAGGCATTGATAGCCGCGCTGGGGGGTGGGTAGCCGTGGAGGTAGGACAGGTTTCAGCAAGACTCTCGCTCGATGCGTCGTCGTACCAGACAGGAATGGCTGCGGCAAGGAAACAGATCGAATCGATGGGGACCGAGCTTGACAAGCTCGGGCAGAAGGCGGCGCAACCCTCATGGGCGCAGGCGTTCCGACAAAACGCATGGGGAAAGGCGTCTCCCGGTGGGGTCGTCGATAAATCGACATTCTCCGCGAGTGGCGATCTAAAGGCGCTCGAAGTTTCGATGGCGCGTATCCGAATGCGCGGCGTACAAACCGGGGCGGCGTTGAAGAAGTCGGCCGACGATGTGCGGACAAGCGTTCGCGCCGCGAAGGACGAAATGGCCAAGCCGCAACAGCTGACGCAGCTCAAGGGTCAGATAGGCGGCGTCGAAATGGCCATGCGCCGCCTCAAGATGTACTTCGGCGCGTATCTCGGGTTCGAGGGTATCAGACGGCTCGGGATGTCCTTCATCGATACGGCCAAGAACATGGAATCGTATCGGCAGCGGCTCCGGGCGGTCATCAAGGACCAGGCGGAAGCGGACAGGACGTTCGAGCGGATGGTCCGATGGGCCGCCGAATCGCCGATCACCACGGACGAGGCTGTCGGGGCGTTCGTGCAAATGAAGGCGGCGGCGGTCGATAACGCGGAGGAAGCGGCGGTAGCCGTCGCGAACCTCGCATCGGTCATGAACCGCGACATGCGCGACGTCGCCGCGTCGATGATATCGGGCGAAACGGAAGCTCTCCGGCGGCTCGGCATCGTTGTACAGCGCAACGGGAAGAACGCGACGGTTCAGTCCGGGGAGTTCAAGCGCGTCATCGTTGACGACATGGCGGAGATCCGAAAGGCCATCATTTCCGTCGTGCAACTGAATTACGCGGACGCACTCAAGAATCGTGCGGGCACATTTTCCGGCGTCGTCGAGATCATCCGCGGTCAGGTCGAACTCGTCCGGAAGGACATCATGGGGCTCGATACCGGGTCGCCGTTCCGAAATCTGACCAACACGTTCCGGTCGTTCGCCAGTGCGATAGACAACTGGAGCAAGGGGCCGGGCTATCGCGATTTCGTCAGGGGGTTCCAGACGTCCCTGAATGGGGCGATAGACGGGTTGAAGGCGCTCGGCAAGGCGGGCGCGGCTGTATGGAGCACCGGAGCCGTGACGTCGATTGCATCATGGGCGCTCGCGATGAAGGGCGCACAGGTAGCACTGAACGGTGCATCGGCTGCCATGACGGCGTTCACGAAAGCTCGGGTCGCCGGAGAAGGCATCAGTCTGTTCAGTCCGGAAACCATCATTGCGCTCGGCACGCTCGCCGCGCTGTACGGCATCGCGACGACGAAGCCGGGAAGCAAGTCCTACGGAGGATATGCCGGAATCGGCGATACACCGATACGGTTGGCCGCCGACGAAGCGAAACGATTCGCCGAAGAACAGGAACGGCTTCGGAATGAAGAACGGAAGCAGCGTCAATCGATGCTCTTGAGTTACGGCGGCGGGAAACAGGCTACGGACTACGACGGGATCTACAAACAGACATTCGTTCCCTTCGACCAGAAATTGAAGGACGTCGCGCAGGACATCGCGGCCCGGTACCGCGAGGAATACGAAAAGGCGACCGAATACGCGCAGAAGTTCGGGCTCAACGCCACGGAAATCGGGGCGATGGTCGCGAAGAATTTCCGCTCAAGCATGGATGCGGAAATGAAGAACCTCAAATCCGCGTATGGAGAAGCGGCATTCCCGGCGCTCATCAAGGATCTCGAACGCAGGAGCGAGGGCTCGCCGTTCCTGAAGTCGCTCATCAAGCAGCTCAAGGAAGCGAAGGACGAGGTCGCGGCGCTGCATTCCAAATACCGGGAGCTGACGGCTCCTGCGGGTGATGTGGCGAAGGCGTATCAGAAGGGGCTTATCCCGAAGGCGGAGGCGGAGAAGTACCTCCAGGGCAAGATCACGGAAGCGTCGAGGATCAACAGACAGCTCGCGGACGAGCAATATCGGGGGTTGTCTGCGACGGCCCGCTCCGGGATTGCGAAGATGTGGGACGCGGACCTTGTGGAGTCCTTCGGAATGAAGCGACTGTCACAGCGGGGAACCGGCGGTTGGCAGCCGCAACCCGGCACCATCGGATACGCCGGGAATCCTCCGCTTGAGCGACAAGCGCCATTATCGCCGCTCCCTGCGAATCTGGACAGATACGGCGGCGAGTTTAACTACCGTCGAATGCAAGAGTCCGCTGAATCTAGGGCCAGAATCGAAGCAGCGAATGCAAAAGGCCCGACGTACAACGTCACGATCAACGGCATGACGATCACTGGCGCGAAGGGCGAGCGCATGGGAACCATTCTGATCGACGGCGTGAAGGCGGGGGGGCTGTCGATCGCGGGGGCCGCGCAATAGGGAGGTGACGATATGGGGCAGTACGTACGCAGCTACACCTATTCGACCGGAAACGACGACGCGATCATGTACGAAAGCCTCACGGGAACGCTGTCCGTCGTCGCCGTCCCCGGTTCGCTGCGGCAGGTCAGGAAAACGGTTTGGCAGGACGATTCGACGCCGACGATCGCGCTCGGGGATTCGTTCGTTTCGGCCGGCGTCGCCGCGATCTGTACGAAAATCACGGTGTCCGACGAAGCGGACGCCATTGACGGAAAGAACGTTCTCCGTCGGTGGAGAATCGATATCGAAGGCATCGAGAACGCGGGAAGCTCTCTCGCCGGGCAGTTCAAGCGGGAATATTCCTTGTCCCGGAAACTCAACGGCTCCGTAGAGGACTCCATCGACGGAGAAACGGTCATTCTGACGCGAAGCGCGACGCCGAAGGTTACGCTCAAGATCGTCGGCTACGGCGCGACGGATAACCCGACGTACGACGTTGGGGACGTGTACAGCGACGGCAACATCTCCGGCGGGGTCGTCACGAGTTCCGACGTGTCGCTCGTGACGGTCGAGCGGTCGGGGTACAAGCTCGCGACGTTCTACCGCTACGACATCGAGGTCGTCCAATGAAACGGATAACGATTACCGAACCGTCCGGACTCTCCGGGCGGAAGATCCTGAACTACTCCTACTCCCGTTCGGTAAAGGATCTGATCGGGACATGGGACATGACGATAGCGGGGAGCGTTTCGGAGTCGTATCCGTATGCGCTTGGAGACGAGATCGTCCTTCCCGGAATGACCGCAACTGGAATGGTCACTGCGATCGGTCGCGGGAAGAATGGCGAGTTCACCCTGTCCGGGAAGGACAACGGAATCAAGCTCATGCGGGCGCTGCCGGCGGAATCGGCGCTGCTCGACGGGACGCCGAACGAAGCGATACGCGCGATCTGCGCCTACTGCGGCGTATCCGTATCCGGATCATCGTCGCTGTCGGTTCCGGTGGCCGGGCTCGTGACGGGCTCGACATGCGCGGAGGCGATATCGGAATTGGTCATGCTGTCCGGGAAGGTCTGTTACTTCGACCGGACCGGAATGCTCGTCATTGCGGACCCGTCAACCGCCGCGCCGACCTTCGCAACGGTCCTGTCGGAATACGGGTTGAACCTCGATACGGATTCGTACGCGACGGGATGTACGGTCATCGTCCAGCGCCGAAAAACGTCCGATGCGGAGAAGGTTGGAGGCGCGAGGGCGATTTGGCAGGGCGTATCCCCTTCGGCGTCGCTTGACGTCG